CTATGTCACGGTGAGTGGTTATAGTCAATCAAGCGATACTTGGTATAATACCAACAGTAATATTGGAACTTGGAGCGAAGGCACTGGATTGATGGGGCAAGATTGGGGCTATAATGTAGGAGGATATAATGTGGCCACCGGTGCACAGGGATCTTACACTACAAAAACTTTTTATGCTAACGATACAACCATTTACAGTTCACTGGCTACTCCTAGTCAAGCCGCGAGTTCTGCCGCAGGCTGCTACGGTCCTATTCCTTAAGGAACTACTATGACAGTAACAGTAAACGGTCGACTGGTCATAGATGATAATGGCAATTACATAATACCTTCTTTCAGCACCCGAGCTAATTTACCCACAGGGGCCTCGGGATATCTGTCATATGTGGCCGATCAACAAGAATTTGTTGTCAACACAGCCACCGCAGTCAGTACTAGCAGTAAGAGTGCCGATCAAAATATCACATGGTACAAATTTTTAATCAAACCCATGGACTATAAAAACGAAGTAATTATTGAACAAGGAACTGCGGCTAACGGTTATGTAGGTAGTAGCATCTACAATACTATCCATAGAATAGTACATGCTCAAGATATCTTACAGTTGATGACACAGACTACTCCTTGGACCAGCAAATACGGCGGTTGGCATTCAACAGAAAAATATGCTTACTACCATCAAGGTAATAATGAAGGTACCACCACACAGGGCGCTGCCAAACAAGATTGGGCCACTCACAGTGTGACCACATTATCAACTAGGCCCTCACTCAGCGGCCAGGCCATGAATAGCCTACAACCTGGACCAAAACTTCAAAATACGCTGGGAGTTCTTAACCAAGGTACTGCTGGATGCTACATAACATTTGCCAGCGATTCGTGGACCAGTAGCGGTTACGGTATCACACCTGGTACTAATTACGGATGGGGTGCTTTCAGTCAAAGTTATGGATATAGCTGGTCCAGTGGCTACAGTAATACATATAAGATGAATTGGCCAACGCAAACATGGGCCGCTGGTCCCAGTAGCCCATCAGCTGCCGCAACCGGCAATTTAGGTAAAGCATTGAATTCTAAATGGAATAAACTATATCATTGCGGAGATAGCGGATCATCGCAAGCAAGTATCAGTAAACTCAGTACCAGCGCAGATACTTGGACCACCACTCAAAGTCAAATAAATCCACAGGCTGAACATGTTATGGTAATGGGTCAAGATTGGGGATATCTATTAGGTGGTTATGGGCCAAGTGGTAGTTGGTCTGGTCAGAATGCCTACAGCCAGCGTATGGGCTATATCACAGATTCAATCAGCCGAGTAAGCACTAGAATGGACGGATCTAATTCACTCAGTTCTGGTAACGGTTGTTGGGGACCTATGTAAATAGTCGTATGAAATACGACATAGTTATTATTGGTGGTGGAACAGCTGGTTGGTTATCAGCGGCATTCTTAAGTTTTCACAATCCCGACAAAAAAATATGCTTGATTGAAAGTCCTGATATCCCTACGATCGGTGTCGGCGAAGGCACATGGCCAACGACTATGCATCTGTTAAATTCTATAGGCATCAGTCCCAAAGAACTACTAGTAAAATCCAATGGCAGTTTAAAAGTAGGGATAAAATACGTTGATTTTTCTCAAAAAGATTTCTGGCTGTCTGTTGAGCCTTCGACAGAATGGGAACAGTATGGATCTGAACTGATAAAAAATTTAGGCTTGATGAATAAGAGTCCGGTGTTAAATGATACAGACTTCTTTGCTATGCATTTTATTGCTAGCGATTTCGCTAATCTACTAAAAGAATACAGTTTAAAGAACAATGTTACATATCTAAGTGCCAATGTTCTTGATTCCCAAGTCAAAAATAATATCTGTTCAGCAGTTTCTTTAGATACAGGTGTTCAAATACAGGCTGACTGGTTTTTAGATTGCAGTGGATTTGCCAAAATTCTAATTAAAAAAACAAACAGCAATTTTGTCAGCTATGAAAATGAACTTTTAGTAGATTCAGCAGTAGTAGGTCCCACACAATATAAAGATCAACAGAAAGAATTCAGTGTCTACACACAAATCACTGCAAAAGAATCGGGTTGGATATTTAAAATTCCCACTCAGACTAGGATCGGCAATGGATATGTCTACAGCAGTAAATTTATCAGCCCTGCGCAAGCACAAGAAAAGCTGGCCTCTCATTCTGGAGTGACCAGCTTCAAACATTTAAAAATGCAGTTAGGCTACTACGATCAATTGATTGTTGGAAATATTGTAGCAGTTGGGCTTAGTGGTGGATTTATAGAACCTATGGAAGCCACTGCCATTCATATAACTGAACGCACTCTGATTGCCTTTAACGATCTACTAGCAGGTAAAATCACAGCAGGTCTAGCCAACAGCGGATTAAGAAACAAGATTCGCTATATCAAAACGCTGATTTTAGGTCACTATGCATTTAGCGAAAGAAAAGAACCATTTTGGCAAGCTGCCAGATCAGCCGCTAGAAGTTCAAATGAAATAGTAGATTTTTTAGATTCATTAAAAAACAAACAATTTCCTACCAAAGAAGATGAGTTAGACGTGGCCTATCCCTACTGTCAATGGAACGATTTGCTTAGAGGATTTAATCAACCCCACTACTACCCTAACATAAATATTCAATCAAAAAAAGACATATATTTGGCCACATACTATCTGCCAAATCATCACGAGTATATTACAAATTTAAGGAAAGCATATGAGTAAAAAGACATACACAGCACAAGACATAACAGCAGTCATGGACAAAGGTATGACTGATTTTCAAATTAAAAACTTTGTTATTGGCGCACAGATGACTCCGCTAAAACAACTCCACCAAGCGGCCATTGAAATTGAAGCTAGAGAAAATAATCTTACACAAAGTGAATTTGAAGAAAAGAAAAACAATCTTAAGATTAAAATCCTCAATGAAAAATTAAAAAGAACTGAAGATGAACTTGGCCGTGCTGAGATAGAATTAGAAATTTTAGTTATTGAAAACAAACTAGAAGCTATACTACGTGAGCGCAATAGAATGCATTATGAATTAAAGAGTTTCTACGAAGTAGTAGATTTTTTCAATGAAAATTATGACATCGATGAGATGCTGTCAATGAAAGATACTCTAGATATCGACTACTGGGTCAAACGTCTAAGCAAGCAAGCAGGACTTGATTTGATCAGCACGGGCAGAATAAGTAATGGTAACCTCAGCGCAATGATGGACATGCCAGATGAAATTTTTGAAGTATGTCTAAAAGAAACCTACAAACTTGCAACAACTTTGTCAAAGAGCGTGCCAATGCCGGCTATTACTGCTCCTGGTGAAGAATTTTTAATCAAGTTTGGACCAAACGACGGAGTAGATCAAAATGCTATTGCTCAAGAAACCAACAAATAATCACACAGTCTGGGAAATACCCATGGGGGTTCGCATATTAATAGGCGGATTCTTTATCTACAATGGAAGCATTGAAGATTTTACCCCACAACAGATCAGTGACTACAAGATTATAGAAGTTACACAGGAACCCCTGCGCACAGATATTCAACTGTTGGATCATGATGTATGGGATGGGCAAGTGCGTAAGATGACCACCGGACCAAATCCTCTAAGTGATCCTCTGGAAGGCGATCTCCTTGCTAGTCATCTACGAGCGATCAAATATATAGCTAAACTAGGTGCTAGCGATTTCTATGATTCAAAATATCAAGCATCAACTGTAATAGAAAGCGTCCTGGAACAGAGCACATGGGCTCAACAACTATCAGAAGCCAACATTGGCGGTGACATGCCCTTGCTGACTTTACTGGCACAGGCAAAAAATATCACAGTTGAGCAATATGCAGATCAAGTAAAGGCTGCGGCTACTGCTCATACTGATGCAAGAAACGCACTAGTAGCAGAATTAAAAACGGCATATCAAACCATTGACCGTGCTGAGACTGCTGAAGCTGTAAAAGCACTTGGATGGATATAAAAGAATTACAACTTTTTAGCTCGCCAGTATGGAGTGTAGAAAACTCCATAGCTGAAGACGACTTAAAGAAACTGGTCGAATTTTCTTATGCCGCTGTTGAACGTTGGCCGATAGACCGACCAGTGAGCAAGCGCCATGGTTTTAACAGCCAGCCGTTGAGTTTCAATAATCCCATCCTAACCAACATTCTATCCAAAAGCATACAGGCAGTCAAAAGTGTATATCAACCCAGTGTTGAAATCAGCTTAGAAAAATATTGGATTAATATCAATCCCCCTGGCGCTTATAACATACGTCACACACATCCTAGGTCAGTTTTAACCTGCACCCTTTATCTACAAACTCCGGTTGACAGTGGCGATTTGGTTGTGTATAATATGAATGCCGCTCAAGTCTTCGCCGCTTATAGCGTAAAAAGTGCTCAATATAATTTTACCGAATATCGTATCAAGCCGAGACCGGGACTATTTGTAGCGTTCCCAGGGTGGCTGGATCATTCAGTAGATGAAAATAATTCATCAGGAGATCGTATCAGTATAAGTATGAACATTGTTACACACGAGTAGGAGAAAAAATGGAAATTTTAAATTATCTCAGCGATGAAATTTATCTATTCGTTTTGATTTCAATCATGGTGGTCAGCGGTATTGCCAAAGAACACGGTGTATTTGCCGGTACATACGGATTTTTAAAATCAAAATTTAAAAGTAATCGACTGGTTATCATGCTGTTGAGCTTTGTCAGCGGAGTACTGCCGATTGAAGGACGAGCCACAGTGAGTGCAGGTATACTGGATACTGCCACTGGTAATAATGGCGACAACGCTAGCCGTAGGAAATTAGGCATTATTGACTTTCTAACCACGCATCACTTTTACATGTGGAGCCCGATAGAGAAGCCAGTGCTACTGCCTATGGCAGCATTTGGTATTGGGTATGCCGCGTGGCTTGGCATGCTTTGGCCCTTGCTAGTGGTCAGTGCATTGTTCATTGTCCTTTACTGCTGGTTGGCTGTAGATGAACATGAAGTAGTGATTGCAGAGTGTCCTGAGTCACATGGTTTTTGGGACTTTGCCAAAAATACCTTGCCATTCTTAGTGGCTATCGTGTCCTATATGGCTATGGGAGGTGAAGGTCCTGAGGCAGTGTTTCCGGTTTTTGGAGCATTATTGATTTATTATGTTGTAATGACTAAATCATATGATATTGCAAAACTAAACAGCTATATTAATTGGACCACAGTGGCGATCGTTGCTGTGGTATTTGCGAGTTCAAGTTATATGCAAGAACATCGCGCATGGTTTGAGGAAGGTGTTAAGAGCATCGGCTTAGATATGCATACATTTAAAGGTGTATTTTATATAAGCCTATTGACGTTTTTAGCAAGTTTCTCGATGGGGTCAGATGGCAAATTTGCCGCCTTGACCGTGCTAATGGCAAGTGCTTTTGGTAAGGAATACTTACTTTGGTTCTTTGCGTTAGATTATTGTGGTTACTTGTTAACCCCAATGCACGAGTGTGTTATGATTGGCAAACGATATTTTGGTACAAGTCTTGCCACTTACTACACAGCACTGATCGGATGGGCTATTTTGCTCATTTCGGTTGCAGGTGTGTTTACATTTCTTTAGATTAACTCTACTAGATCAAATACAGTTTGTAGTTTGGTGCGAATAGTTTTTGAACTAAAACTGTTACGCAGTCCTTGATGTAGGGGTTTAGGGGCACGATCTATAGTGGCCCATGCCCATCCTTGATGTTCATCGCTTAGAACAGGAATAAATTCAGTATCGACTACACATAAGTAGGTGTGGAAATTAAACACGGTATCGTTTGATACAAATGTTTCTAGGGGTATAGTTTTTTTAATATCGGGAAGTGAGCCAATTTCTTCTACTATTTCGCGCTGTAGACCCTGCCATGGAGTTTCCCCTGTGATGTTTGTACCACCAACTAGACCCCATGTGCCTTCATGCTTGCCATGTGCTTTTTGTAATAGCAAGAATCGTCGTGTTGATTTGGCGTAGAACAATGCTCCGCTACAAACAATACGTTCTGTTACAGTTCTAGTCTCCATGATCCTGGCTGATATTCACCTTCGAATGATTTGACCCATGCAACTCCGTTCCATAGGTATTGTACTCCAGTGTATATATTCGTTTGCCAGACCATGGTGCTTGAATGTTGAGCATGTGAAAATATCAACTGCCAAGCTGATCCTGTGTATTCTATAATGTCATTGGCCTTGGCCACCACATTTCCCCACGCGACAGAATAGTTCACATTGGTCACTGCACCTATATCTTCAATGATCAAATAGCGGCGCCCAGCGGTTGCTATTTCAGGATTGAATGTCAACGGATTAATGATAGCATCAAATGTACCGGTACTGTTTGATCTATAGCTACCGGCAGCATTGTAACCTGCATCAAAGTCCAGTTTACCAGTGCTGTCAATACCGGTATTGGTAACCAGTGTGTCTCTATCCCAGTTGACCAGCATGATCACACTGTCAGTGACATTGCCCGTGGCATCCACAGGTAGTGCAACTGACCCCGATACTTCAGTTCCGTTGGTTTGTGTTAGATATATTCTACTCGACCCTGCTGTAAATTTACCAGGATAACGATTTAACACTTCCTGCCAGTTGATAGGAACGCCCTGTCTTACAGGAATTTCAAGTGTAGGTTCTCTGGGAATATATCCTTCACTGGGTGTCAGCAGGATAGCTTGCCCAACTCCGGTAGTATTGTTATAAACTTGTAGTGTATAGTCGGTAATGGTTACTATCTCTCTAGCTAACAAGTCGCTATAACTGGTAGTACCGCTTGGACCGGCTAGATCTTCGCCTAGTCCTTCGATATAACCTGTGGGACTGGTATCCTTAGCACCCCATAAGCTGGTAACGATTTTTGTAATAACACCAAGATGTTTGACCTTGACCGGCGGGCTGATCCATATGGGAGTTTCTACAGTTAGCGTACCAATTTCTATAGGTGTATCAGCACCCACGGGCACTGATCTACTGCTCCAATTGATGTTGGTCAAGTCTAACACGCTGAGACTGGTCCAGTCGATATAGTTGTCTGTAGTTTGTAATTCTAAACTGGGATTAAACAAGACTAAGATTTGTTCCATTATCTGCAATTTTTGGTCGGTGTTTGCTGACCAGATGTCCACTTTCATGGTTAGTTTAAACGGCGTTGGCATTAGTCGCTCAACAGTATAGTTACGACCATTGGCTTGATTGTAGGTACTGTGTCCTGTTGTCGGGTCAGTTTGTATGTCTCGCTCACGTACATGTACCTTGCCTACAAAGGAAGCATCACTGGTACGGCTACGATCCAGTGCTAGTGCGCTGATATAAACTGCAATCTTGGGAACACTAGAAACTTTGTTTTCCGAATTGTTGCGAATCATGCTGGCTACCTGTCGATCAGCATCTCCGTACATGACTGGAATTCTGTGTAAAGACCCGTCTCCGTATTTGACCACAAAGTTACTGAATATACGAATAGTCTGTGTGATGTATCGTCTTATCTGCGCATCATAAAAGTGCAACATTAGAAATCCGCCTTAGGTTTAAGAGCAGTACTCAAACTAGAACGTTGAGCTTCTCTGTAATTATATAGTGTTATAGCCCAGGTACCGTCATAGGGTGTGGTTACTCCCGTCGGCAAAGTAATTTTCAGTTTAGTTGAAACAACTCCTGTACTACTTGTGTAACTGTATGAACCAAGTAGTGCGGGATAATCAGCAACAGCATAGTCTAGCTGGAACGAGTCTAGTTTTATAGCAACATAGCTGGCCGAGATATAGTCAATTAATGTGTAAATTACTCCAGTTCCTTTCAGGATATAGCCATTTGCCTGACCTGATATAGGAGTTTGATTGTGTGAAAATCCGGTAGCAACCTGATCGTTGTAGGTATAGTAAGTATTGTTAACAAATCCTGAACGTAGTGTACTGCGAGTATCTGTATTTGTCATGGTCATTCTAACGCTGTCCTCAACTTTGACCCAACGTGTGCTGTCAAAGCGGAATAATCTATTAGGTAAAAAATCAGTTCTTAAGAAAAAGTCATCTTGTTGGGCACTTGCTGGAAACTGTATACCAAATCCAAAGTCATAACCGTTAACGGGGAATCCATCTCCTACTAGATAACCGGTATAACCAGTACGTGCAGGAACTCCACTGACAGCACTAGCTCTGATGTTGCTGATGTTGCTGGCATCTAAACCAGCTTCGTCAGCAGTTTCAAGTAGAGGTTTTCCTTGATCGTCAACGGCCAGTGTGTAAAACTGTCGAGTTTCATAACCGCTCTTAGGTGCATCAGCTTCTGCTTGGGCGACAATTTGATCGTTAATAGCGATTTCTTTATTGAATGTGCTGAGTAGATCTTTAAGAGTCGTTCCAGCAACATCGTCACCATTGGCATCTTTGGCCGCTTGATTAAAGATCTGTGCAAACTGTTGATTGTCCGTGACCTTCTTGCATTTTAATCTGTATAAATGCGGGTACCAAGTATTGCTGAATCCTTCACTAGCACGACCTACATCTTCAATTACATAATAACGTGGTAGTGTTAGATCAAAATCGTTCAGTGCAAAATCATCACGTAGGTGCGGCAATTCAAATACATCGCCACTAATAGGTTTACGACCGATGGTTCGAATCATGTCGTTAATGTGTACGGTCATGTAGATCGTATCGTTATCTATAAACAGGCCAAACTGGCTTAGATTAAAGTCGATATTTGCCACGTTATAAATGCCGCGCACACGATAAATTTCAGTGTCATAGGCACGATCACGGTTTTCCAAGAACAACAGATCTTGTATGTTGGCCACATTTTGTGTGGCATAAACCGGTTGATCAGCAGTTCCCGATGACTTTGTAGTGGGTCCTAGGTATTTGTGTAGGTATAAATCCGTACCACCGGCTTGGAACATTTCGCTAGCTTGGCGATCTATGAATTTAAAGTCATTTCCCCGTTCGGTTTTATATAAAGATAATCTTGGCATACGATATTTATCGTTAGCGTATCGTATGATAAATATGAGTGGAGACCAAAATATGGACGATTTAGCACCTTCAACGCAGAGTAACAGCACTATCGAGCGTAACATAGTATTCGATTATGTCAAACTAATGCTGGGCGACGGTATGGTCGAAGTAGAACTAGATCCTGCACACTACGAAATGGCCTTGGATCGTGCTTTAAATCGTTATCGTCAAAAAAGCCCCAACGCTGTGGAAGAAAGTTACTTGTTTCTAGAACTTATACAGGATCAAAATGAATATAGATTACCAGATGAAGTTATCACTGTTAGACAAGTGTTTCGCAGAGCTATTGGCTCGAGAACTGGTATGGGTGCAGGTGGTTCGCTTTTTGAGCCGTTTAACCTAGCTTATACAAACACATATTTGATGTCGGGTAGCATGATGGGTGGACTTGCAACTTATGAACTGTTTGCAGGCTATCAGAAACTGGTAGGTCGTATGTTTGGTAGTTATATCGAATTTTTGTGGAAACCAACTAGTCATTTATTAGACATACTGCAACGTCCTTTTGCACAAGGTGAACAGATTCTAGTACAGAGTTACAACTATCGTCCAGACTGGGTATTACTACAAGACTATCAAGCCAAGCAATGGCTCAAAGATTATACTCTAGCAGTTTGTAAACAGATGTTAGGTGAAGCCCGTAGTAAGTTTGGATCAATCGCAGGTCCGGGTGGTGCTATACAAATGAATGGTGCCGCATTAAAAGGCGAAGCTGAAAAAGAATTTGAAAAATTAGATAAGGAACTAATGGACTATACCGCAGGCGGTTCGGGCTATTATTTCATAACCGGATAACACATGCCAAAGTTTACAGAACTCCCAGTCGCTGGTTCAGTTACAGGTGCTGGAATTATTCCTGTAGTGATCAATGTAGGTGGAACGCTGACCAGCGAACAGGCCACACTGTCAACATTACAAACATACATACTGACCGGCAACTCAGCCACTGCGACTAAACTATCTCCTGGAGCGGCCATCAACGGCGTCACATTTGATGGATCAGCACCGATCACAGTTAACCCCACTGCGGCAACATCTAGTACTTTAGGTGGTGTTATTATACCGGCTACAGCAACCAGCGGCATTACCAATAGTTTGGGAACAATTTCATTAGCCAGTGCCAGCTCAACTCAATTAGGTGCAGTTAAGATTGACAATAGTACAATCACTCTAAACGGAAGCAGTCAAATACAATATCTTTTACCGCAAGCGACCAATGTGATTCTAGGTGGAGTCACAGTTGATGGCACAACTATAACAGCCAGCAGTGGCACTATCAGTGTACCCACTGCAACTAGTGGAGCATTAGGACTAGTCAAAGTTGATGGTACCACGATCGGTATTAGCGGTGGCACTATTAGTGTACCAACTGCTACTACTTTGGCATTGGGACTGGTTCGAGCCGATAATTCAAGCATTACTATATCCAGTGGTGTATTAACAGCAACCTATAGCTATACATTGCCTGCCGCAACAGGATCAGCACTAGGCGGCGTTATTGTACAGTCAGCGGCAACCAGCGGATTAGTCAATACTTCTGGTAGTATCGTACTAGCACAGGCCAGCAGTACACAGCTAGGTGGTGTTAAAATTGGTACAGGCATCAGCATTGCTGGCGACGGAACTATCAGCACTACAGTTTATAGTTTGCCAACAGCTACTAATACAGTATTAGGTGGCGTTAAAGTCGACGGTTCAACAGTTATTATCAACAGTGGAACCATCAGTGCAACTCGTCCATTAGCTACCTCCAGCACACAAGGTGAAGTGATTATACCAGCAGTGGCCACAAGCGGATTAATCTTAGGCACTGGAGGTACTGCTGGACAGGTAAGTCTAGCCACTGCAAGTTCATCACAATTAGGCGGCGTTATAGTTGACAATTCGACTATAGTTATCAACAGTGGCATTATCAGTGTTCCATTGTTTTCGGCTAACAAAATTGCTATAGGTAACAGTGCAGGTCTTACCGGTCAAGGAACCAATTCAATCGCCATTGGATATTTTGCTGGAAAAACCAACCAGTCTAACAATACAATTATTTTAAATGCCAGCGGTAGCGAAATCAACGGTGTTGCATCTCAAACTAGCAGTTTTTATGTTAACCCAATTAGAAGCACAACTCCTGCGGCTGGATTTGTCTACTACAACAGCAGTACATATGAAGTTACATATTCAACCAGTTTGGGATTTCCGACAGGTGCCAGCGCCGGCGGCGCTCAGACTCAAGGCACTAGCAGAACAACTGGCGTAACTTTGAACAAAAGCACTGGACAGATTACGTTATTTGCCGCGGCTGGCTCTACAACTCCTACCACTTTCACAGTTACCAACTCAACAGTGGCCGCAGTGGATACAGTTATTGTAAACTGTAGCAGTTCAACTAACACTTATTTGACATTTACTACCGCAGTGACCGCCGGAACTTTCAATATTACATTCTATACAACAGGCGGAACAGTTTCGGATAGCCCAGTATTCAATTTTACCGTAATCAAAGGTTCGAACAACTAATTTCTTGACCTTGTAACAAAACTGTTATATACTAGTACTTACTTAGGAGACTACTATGATTATTGGTGTATGCGGATTCATTGGTTCGGGCAAAGATACTATTGCCGATTATCTTACTAACTTTCACGGATTTCGACGAGAAAGTTTCGCAAACACCCTCAAAGACGCAGTAGCACAAGTATTCGGGTGGGATCGTACCATGCTAGAAGGGCGCACTAAAATGGCTCGTGAGTGGCGTGAGCAGGTAGATCCGTGGTGGGCAGAACGTTTGAATATGCCTAATCTAACTCCACGTTGGGTATTACAGTATTGGGGTACAGAAGTATGCCGTAAAGCATTCCATGATGATATTTGGATTGCCAGTTTGGAAAATAAACTACGCAACAGTCGAGACGACATTGTTATAAGTGACTGTCGGTTCCCTAACGAAATCCTAAGTATTAAAAATGCAGGCGGTATTGTTGTCCGTGTTAAACGCGGCACAGAACCCGAATGGTATGATGATGCAGTCAATGCAAATCGTGGGGAAGCTGGTAACTACGCCTGGGCTACTAGTCGTGGTCGTCTTGAAAAGCTAGGCATCCACGCTAGCGAAACTGCCTGGGTCGGTACTAAATTCGACCATGTTTTTACCAATGATTCAACTATCGATGACCTGTTTGCCAAGGTCAAAGGTCTGGTACAAGATCCCCTTGACGCCAACGGACACCCTCTTTATGCAGGACTCGAGCACAGTTAGAGCAGACAGTTTTTAAGTTACCATGTTGGCAGTTGTTTAAATTACCGTCAACATGGAACACTGAAAAAACTTCCTTGTGGGTACTTCTAAACCCACATTTATCACACAAATTCTTAATTGAATATCCAGCAGTAGCCCAACGTGGTGCAGTCACACCTCTACTACAGGATCCGCACTGGCTCCTATAAAATGGCTTGCCTTGTTTGTAATAATTAATAGCTACAGGCCCACGCCCGCAGGAACATAATGGTCTCATATTTTATTTAAGCCTTTTCGCGGCCTTTTAATCGGTATATAACAGCACCAAAAAGTCTATCTGCCATAAATACAATATCAGTATGTCATCATGGAGATAACACAATGGCCCAATTAAGTTCACCAGGCGTAAGCGTAACGGTAATCGACGAATCGTTCTATACACCAGCCGCAGCCGGTACAGTACCTTTATTCTTAGTTGCTAGTGCAAGCAACAAACAAAACGGAGCTGGCACAGGCACAGCACCTGGAACGCTAGCCGCAAACGCTGGCAAAGTATACTTGCTAACAAGTCAGAAAGATTTATCAGACACATTTGGTGTTCCTGCTTTCTATACCGATGCTGCCAACAATCCAATACATGCTGGTGAAATTAACGAATACGGTCTAGAAGCTGCCTATAGTTTCTTAGGAGTTTCAAATCGTGCATATGTTGTACGTGCTGATCTAGACCTAGGTCAACTAGTAGGAACTGCAACAGCACCAACTAGTCCCCCAGCAGATGGCACATACTGGTTAGACACTGCCAACACCAAATGGGGCTTGTTCCAATGGAATGCCGCTAGTGCAACTACTACAGGCGGACAAACATTTACCAATCAAACAGTAACAGTTATCACAGATTCAACATTGTTAAGTTCAGGTGTTCCACTATCAAGCTATGGTTCAATCGGACAGTATGCTATCGTAGCAACTACAACATTGTTAAAAGTTTATCTAAAGAAGTATCTAACAGACACAGCCGCTGGTACATGGGTTGAAGTTGGAACAACAGCATGGGTTAAGAGTTGGCCAACTACTACAGGTACTGCACAAAATCCAACACTGATATCTGGAAATACACTTACTATCAACGGTCAAAGTTTGACAGGTGTAACTACTCTAAGTGCATTAAGTTCAGCTATCAATGCTAACTCAACATTAACAACTGCTGGTATTACATCAGCAGTTATTAACGGGTACTTGAATCTTTATTCAACAGGTGTAGCAGTGGCAGTTAGCGGTACTTCAGCTACTGCTGTTGGTATCACAGCCGGTTCGTATCTAGCACCTGCACTAACAATCAGCTCACATACTTCTGTGCCATTGTACAAGATCGCAGATCAACAGGCAAGTTATATCGCGGGTTATCCAACAGGTTCACTATGGATCAAAACAACTTCAGCTAACTTGGGATCAGACTATGTTCTTAAAAAGTACAGCACAACAGCTGGTTCATTCCAATCAATCAGCGTTGGAATTTATGCAGGAAACTCAACAGCACTTTATAATTTAGACTTTGCTGGTGGTGGTTTAAATCTTCCAATCGGAACAGTTTATGCCAAGTATAATGATAGTGAAGTAAGCCCAGTAAATACCAATATTAAATTTTACATCCGCTCAGGAGTGGGTGTAACCTCTATTAGATCTAGCGTAATTGCAACTACATTCACAGCAGGTACTAACACATTTACTATAAGCGAAAGTCTAGTAGGTAATGCAACGATGAGCACAGCAGTATCAGTTTCGTTTACAGCCACTGCCGCATCATCAGATGCTAACTTGTTTTTAACAGCGATTACAGCCGCAGGATTAACCAACGTTCAAGCTAGTCTAAACAGTGATAATTCAATTACAATCAGCCATAAGTTAGGCGGTGAAATTAAACTAGTAGATACTGCAAACGATCCGCTGGCTAAGATTTTCTCGACTACAACTACTGCTAACTATTTTGCTAACCCAACAGGTACAGCTAAGAGCTATGTTGCTAGTTTATGGAGCCCAACAGTATCAGGCGCAGGATTTATCACAGTATCTAGTTCAGCACCAACCAATGTGCCGACAGATGGACAGTTATGGTACAACTCAGTCGTATCAGATGTAGACATTATGATACACAATGGTACCACATGGGTTGGATACCTTAGCTATAATCAATCCTCAGCAGGATTTGGATTTGGTACCGACCGTACAGATCCAGCAGGTCCGATCATCAGTGCTACACAGCCAACAGTACAAAGCGATGGAACAGCACTGGCACACGGTGACTTATGGATCAGTACTGCCAACACTGAATCTTATCCGCAGATCTATAAATTTAGTTACTTGACCAAATTGTGGACGCTATTAGATAATACCGATCAAACTAGTGAAAGTGGTGTTGTATTTGCCGATGCACGTTGGGGTTCGTCAGGTGCTACCGGTGCTACAGCGGCTTCGATCGCCACATTATTATCAAGTGATTATCTAGACCCCGATGCTCCGGATCCAGCATTGTACCCAAGAGGTATGTTGCTATGGAATCTACGACGTTCGGGTTACAATGTTAAACAGTACAAGAGATCTTACTTTACTTTTGGAACAGGTATTAAAAATATTCGAATGAGCAATGCTGATACTGCTAGCTACGTAGGTACTAACCGTTGGGTCTCAGTTGCTCCTAACGACTACCAAGGTGCTGGACAGTTTGGACACAAAGCAGTACGTGCTGTGGTAGTCAAAGCACTTACAGCAATGACCAATTCAAATCAATATATCCGTGATGAAGAAAGTCGTGTGTTTAACTTGATCGCTAGCCCAGGCTACGTAGAAATGATAGCACCAATGGTAAGTTTAAACTATGATCGTGGCCTAACAGCATTTATCGTAGGTGACACACCGGCACGTTTGGCCAGTGATGCTACCACGTTGAGCAATTGGGGTAACAACACTGCCATGGCAGCAGACAACAGCGATGCCGGACTAGTAACAACAGATCCATACCTAGCTGTTTACTATCCATGGGGATACACCACAGATTTATTGGGCAACAACATTGTTGTTCCACCTAGCCACATGATGCTACGAACTATTGCACTGAGCGACAATGTCAGCTATCCATGGTTTGCACCAGCTGGTGTACGTCGTGGCGGTATTACAAATGCCAGCTCAGTAGGTTACATCAGTTCAACAACAGGTGAATTCCAAGTGACTGCACTTAACACTGGACAGCGTGATACTCTAGCAGGTGTTCATGTTAATCCATTGACCTACTTGACTGGAACAGGACTGGTAGCTTACGGACAATATACACGTCAATTGACTGCAAGTAGCCTAGACAGAGTCAATGTAGCTCGTCTAGTAATTTACCTACGTCGTCAATTGTCATTGTTGGCCAAACCATATGTGTTTGAACCAAATGATACGATTACACGTAACGAAATTAAAAATGCGGCAGAACAGTTGCTATTAGAATTAGTCGGTCAACGTGCTATCTATGACTTCTTAGTAGTTTGCGATACTAGCAACAATACTCCAGCAAGAATTGATAGAAGTGAACTTTATTTAGATATTGCGATTGAACCAGTCAAGGCAGTCGAATTTATCTACATACCATTGCGCTTGAAGAACACTGGTGAAATCAAAGGCCTTGGCGGCAAATAATTAGGAGAAACTAAATGTCAATCGCATCATTATCAAGATTTACAGTACCGCTAGCTAGTAATCAAAGCAGTGCAACACAGGGCATGTTGATGCCAAAATTAAGCTATCGTTTTAGAATTAGCTTTGAAAATTTTGGTGTTAGTGGACAGACTGTAGAATTAACAAAACAAGTAGCAGAATCTGCTCGCCCAACAGTTAAGTTTGCAGATCAAAAGATCGAAGTTTATAACTCAACGATACACTACGCAGGTAAACCAACATGGTCTCCTGTAGCAGTTAAACTACGTGATGATATTACCAACGCTGTTACAAAACTAGTTGGTGAACAACTACAGAAACAATTTGATTTCTTTGAACAAAGTTCAGCAACATCAGGTGGTGACTATAAATTCCTAATGCGTCTTGAAATGCTAGATGGTGGTAA